ATGATTGAAGCGCGATTGACTCACGGGGGAACCTGATCCATTTCGAGCGAATGATAATGCTTATCATCCACTCGAGTGGTCAAGCCTTGATTTTGAATACAACACAAAACCTGTAGGAGTGAGTGTAAGCGCGCGCCGGATTTGGCACCGTTTAGCGCGATGATTGGCACCTGCGCATAGAAATTGCTGACCGATTCATTGCACTGCATTTGGCACCGTAATCATCCGCGTTCACTCACCAGGCAGGCTTGGCCAAATCGGGTGGCTCTGTGAAACGTCTACGCGGTTGACGGCAACTCGAAATTGCTTCCAAACCTTAAGTTGTGCCGACTCTTGCCCCGTCTCATCACCTAGGTCTACAGCGTCCTGTAACGGCGCTATGCGGGCTGTTGCAATACGAAGCAGCTCATCGCGTTTAGCGATGGCGGCAGAGAGGACTTGGTCTGCCGTCATCACATAGTCCCGAGAGACTGGAGGCTCCGCTTCAAAGTCGATGACCTTGCCAGCCGCCTGTGCCTGCTGAAGAGCCTGATAGGCCTCATCAGTGAGCTCGACAGCGTCTGCTGGAACACTTGGCGTGATGTCCGAATCGTAAAAACCTTTGTTCGACCTCGAAGAAAATATGGACATGTTGCCCCTCAATATCCGATTGCAATGTATTGACCGATTTCAGCCGTAGCGCCGAAGTTTTGAAAAATCACCTGGCCTGCGGGGTCCCCGCCCGATTGTCCTACGAGCATCAGAGCATTACTGCCAAGCGCCTTTCTCCCTCCAATAGCGACGAAACAGATTTGTGGGAATCTGAGCGGGAATGAAAATGCCTGATAGGAGCCGCCAACGACGGACACGCTCACTTCCCCCCACTGAACGATCAACCCTCCAGGAAGTTTTTGATAGCCAATGGAACTCAGCGCTCGCCCAGATAAGGCCGCAACAATTGCGGCCTGGACCTGTGCAGTAGTCGCCAGCTTTGTGCTGTTATCCGCCCCGGTCTGAGTGGGGCCTTGTGGATTGCCGGTGAGCACTGGAGACGCGAGGGTTGCATAAGTATTGTCAGCCTGTCCTTTTGTGAGGACTTGTTGGCTTTTGGTAGCAGTACCACCTTGTTGCGCCCCGCCAGTGCTAGCAAGAACCACCCACGATCCGCCGCCTATCGAGCTGTTGTATTGCAGACAGGCATAACCATTGGCAACAAACTCACCACCTTGTAGAGGGATGTGCGCGCTTCCAACAATTGGCTTGTCAGGCTGACCATCAGGACTAAAAGTACTCGCGCCGGGGTTCGCAGACTTGATTTTGATCCTGACAACCGTTCCATCGGCTAACGTGGTAATTGGCGGTGTAAACGCTGCCTTGTAGACGCCAGCCGTCCCTGTGTCGACTGCGTAGTTGGTGGCCGCCCCCTGAACAATCACTTTGATGGCCGTCAGTACCTGGTCGTACTTGGCCTTATCTAGTGCCAAGCCCGCCCCTTGAACCACCGCGATCAACTCACGCTGGATGGCGTTCAACCACTCAGCCTTGAGCAGCGTGGCATCCACACCCGCTGCGGCGTTGCCCTCCGTGTACTCACCATCAGCGTTCGCCGTGCTGGTGCTGTCTCCTATTTTTTGCATCAGTTGTCTCCGTAACCGAATAGCAGAATGGACTCGGCAGGCATCATTTGACGTAGCCGACATTCGAGGTTTTTGTTGCCCCAAGCGGCGAGGGGGTCACCTGCTCCGGCAATGCCGGCTTTGGCATAGTTGACCGTCACGGCCGGAGCGTTAACGCGCCAGGTGAATGACCAATTGCCGCCATAAATAGGCTCGCCCGCTCGAGCCAAGCCTGCGCGGGCAGGTCTAAACGTGGTGATAGTGATGTCGTAGCCCAAGCTCTTGGCGAGGGAGATAAAAAACGCCTTACTTTGACCGCCACGCCACTGCATCTTGCTGACAACGGCTTGAACACGCTGACCGACAGTTTGAGGGGCGCCAACCAGGCATGGATCTGGCAGCGCCAGGACTCGCTCCCAGTCGCTTAACCCATCTCCCGAGTCGGGGAAAATTGCGCTGTAAGCGCTGTCAACTTTGCTCTCTGCACCGCCCAGAGCAGCAGCTTCAGACTCAATCGCTGCAGACAACACAGGTGCGTTTCCGTCGTAAGAAACAGGCGGAAGTAACAAACGCAACTGATCGGCCAAGGAAGTCATTCTAGGAGCCCCAAAGTAATGGCCCCTGGACGAATCCACCCGATCAGCGCCAAATCTTCAGAAGCATTTATGTTGCCGCCCGGCGCGGTGACTGAGCGATCCACAACACCAGCAAGGTTGTTAATCATTGCTTCGATATGAGAGCGCTTGAGCATTTCCCTGGGCTTTAACGCACCCAACATCGACTCATAGGCTTTCTGCGCTGCTGCCTGAACATCGGCAAGCTTGTAACCGCTCGCAAGCTCTACCAATGCAGCTGCGTTGACGACGCGGATAGTTGGCACATATACCAAAACATCCGCGATTACTGAGCATTGGCTCCGGACATACTCCTGGCAGTTGGCGACAACAGCGGCGGAGGGAAGCCCCCCATTCGCAGTAATCACCAAATCAACCGTACCCGCCCCACGACGCTTCGGAAGCACCAAAACATCGGTAACACCATCAACCTCTTTGGCCCACCGCGCATAGTCATAGTCGGCCCCTCCTGCCGGAGGTTTTTGAATAATCTCCAACAGTCTGGCCAACAGTGACTCGACCTTTTCTTTATCCACACCACCAGTAGTTTCCCCAAGAAATGTCGCAGTAGCGCTCATACCTAATGGCGCGCTGGTGATAATCAGATCACCAGTCAGATGGTTAAGCGCGCTCCCGGTAGACTGCGCCTCGACGACAACGGTAGTGCTCCCATCGACACCGATTGTCGCGCTTGACTTGGTGGCGAATTGCTCGCCACTGACAAGATGCTTCATTGTTGAACCAGTCAGCAGCTCAACTCCTGTCGCACCTTTAAGCTGCACAGTTGCAGTCGCGGCTACAGCCGATTTTTGCGGCACTCCGCGAATTGCCGCCGCGTGGATAACCTCTTCCTCGTCAGCGGTGTCAGGAAATATCTGGCGATAAACCCAACCGATTTTTTGGTACAGACCTTCAATGGCCGCAGCGATTGCCGCCGAGCGCACATAGTTGTCACTGTCCGTGCCGATGTCGGCCTCGGATTGAAGGTTGCGGATATCTCTCAGAATGTTTGAGAGAATGGTCTCCAGCGCGGGGGAGGTATAAGCCATGTCAAATGACCCTTACAGGTTGGCGAAACACCTGCGGATTGCCGGTGGTGTCGGTGATGTCGATTAGCAGGTCTAGCCAGCCGTTGTGGGGTTGCTCGATGGTAATGGCGATCTTCTTGGCGCGGCCGTCATCGAGCAGCGGCTGGAGCGCCTTCTCGGCGTATTGCTTGGCAAGAATGCCGACCCGTGGGCGGTCTTTTTCGCGACGAAGTTCGTGCAGGCGGGAGCCCAGCGTGGGATCAGCCCACCAGCTTCCGAGGGGAGTCATGAGGCGGATGTAGACGGCGTTTGCCAGCGTATTGATACGCTGGCCCGTCAAGTCGCCAGTTGTGGGGTTTATGCCTGCGTCCATGAAGGCATGATGGTGGTGAAATTGGCTTCAGAGTCTTTCTAGACCGTTTAATCCGTACTCTGCTGAGCTCAGGCGTCACATGGTGATTGTGCCGCTCGAATTAGGGGAAATGCTGCCTTGAGCGAGGATATTGCCACTTGCACCAATGCTGCCCGTGGTAACGATATTGCCCTTCACTGCCAGCCCCTTTTCAATCGTTACCATGCCGCTCGTCTCCACCAGCGGCGTGTCGAACGAAACCTTAGTTGTAGCCTTCACAATGAGCGTGTCGGTCTCCACTTCGATCACCCGACCGCGCTTAAGATGCACCTTGTCACCTTCGTCGGTGTAGAGAGCGACCTCCCCATTTTTTAGCGTCAGCCTGTACCGACCATCTTCGCTGGCCACCACCACGGCATGCTGGCTGCTCCCACCGACCGGCACGCAAATGTACTCTGCTCCGGCCAGCGGCGAGGACGTGAATCCGTAATGCTGGAATAACTCTCCCGCCACGACTTCACCGGCCAAGCCTTGCATCTGCACCCCCATCAACTTGCCCTGAGTCGAGGCGCCGGCCACTGCTCGAAAAGCCTGGCGCACGCTACTACGCTCGCGATTTGCCTGTTCTCGCATCAGGCGTGCCATTGTTTTCATTACAGCCCCCTCACCATCTCGATAAATGCAGCGTCCTTGTTGTTCTTCCCTTTGTGCTTCTTCTGCTTGGCGCCATCGAGCACCCACATCTTGTCTTCCCGCAAACGCAGCTCGGTGATAGCGCCCTGACTTCGGGTGAGTCGCAAGGTGCGAGCCATCAGGAAGTAAATGGCGTTCAGCCCATGAGGTTCGCTCCTGACCCACACACGCTGACCAGGCGTCCATACAGCACCACTTCCACAACGGTGCCCCTTAACGATCGCTCGGATTTCAAACCCTTCTAGGCGACTGTCTGCAAGCAGCTTGCGCGCGCGCGTGGTCGCCATGTCCTGGTTTTCCGTACTGCTATCGATCACAACCTTCGGCCGGAAAATGCCTCGCTTGGCCAAGGTCTCATCCTGGATCACTGATCGCAGGTGTGAGCGAGTGGTGTCGAGGCCGTCATTGTCGTATTGACCGTGCTGGCCCAGTACCGTGATCTGGCTGTACCGATTGGCGATAGACCGGCGAACCCCCAAGCGCTCGACGTTGTTGCCTTGGCCGTCGCGACTCAGGATCAACTCGGCGACCGGTGGTGCCTCGTAGTTAGGACCACCCACCACCAGCGTGCCGTCAGGATCGAACCAGGGCCACAGACCGTTGGCCTCAGCGACCTGCATTAGCGCCTCCCAGGCGGACTGCCCAGGCTCGATCTGCACGCGTCGACGCGACTTGGCGTTGTCTGCCTGGAGCCTGATCTTACTGACGCCCAGCGGCTTCACCACCAGGTTAATGACCTCAAGCAACGATGCTTCCCGCACTGACACGAATGGGCAGGAGCAATCAACAAGAGCAGCAGCGCCGTCTCGACCATTGATACGAATCGCGACGCCTTGGCGGTTCACATCGTGTTCGAACTCGTCGATCTGGCCGGTCAACACCCTGTCCCGACCGAGGTTGAGGGTACAAGAGGCCCCCTCGACCAGGATAGATGGCAGAGTGGCGGCATTCTTGACGTAAAGCTCCAGCTCAAATGCATCGGATGGGGTGAGCAGATCCGACTCAACGGACCAACCGTCCCAGGTCGCGTGGGTTAGCCCGCCGATGGTCAACGTAATGGGGTCATTCTGCGAACGCACGCAACACCTCGCCGGGTTGGATGTTGTAGGGAGCCCGCAGGCCCGGATTCAGTCGAGCAAGCTCAATGGCCCGCGAGTGATCGCCGTACCAACGATGAGCAAGTAGTCGCAGGCTCGCGGCTGACTCAACGGCGCGCTCGACCAGGGGCGGACTTAGCAGGATTACTCTGCGGGCTCGGGCCTGAATTAACGCTGCCGTGGTGCGCAGCGCATCGATCACCGGTAGCGCGGCCTGCACGTCATAAAGGCGTCGGTGCAGGAGGATGGCTGACGCTAGGAGAGACCTAACCAGATTGACCAGCGCTTCTAAATCACCTGGACTTAATGTCTGTGTGACAGCCTCGTCCTCGATGATCACTGACACGGCTTGAGCGTTCGCCAGCGCCGTTTCTGTGACGATCAGCACCACCAATGCCAAACCAGCCGCCTCAACGGGATCGGTCGGCATACCATCGGGGATCACCGACGCATCCGGCTCCGTGCCCTGTCTCGCACTAACGAGAAGCGCCGTTGCAGTTCGGGAGGCTTGCGTGGTCAAGCTGGCATCGCCTGGCACTCTGGCCGGAATCCCGCTCCGGGACAGCAGTTCACGCGAGGTCGACGGCGTGCTGTTCTGGATGGCGCCACGGATCTCCGTCGGCGTCCTAGCCAAGTCCACCAGCGGATCGAATGCAGACAAAGGGTTACTGGTGGCCATGTCGACAACCTGCGACACCACACCCATGATCTGGCTGCGAAGTTGCTGCAAGCGAAGGCCAATACCAGGTAATCCCAAAGCCTTTTCCAGCAGTCCAGTCCACCCGCCACCAATCCAGCTCTGGATCTCGGCCACCAGGGAGTCGACCTTGGCCAGGAGGTCAAACACCCCATCCTGCCAAGTGGTCTCATCTTCCGCATAACCGGACTTAACCAGCGTCCACACCAGATCCCGATCAAAGAAAGGATTGTCCGGGGTGTCCTCCAGAAATTGCAGATCCACTTCGGCAAAGTCCGGACGCTCGGCGGTGTGATGCACTTTCCAAGACTGAGCGACAACAGAGAGGCTGCCGTAAATTGGGTGGATCAACTCACCAGGACCAATGGTGTCCAGAGCATCGAGCAATGCCCTCAGTGAGAATTCATAGTTCGGGCCATTGAACAGCACCCGCAATGCGAACACTCTGGCCCCTCGGCCCAGATCCTCAACGCAATCTCCATCTTTGTAAGGAGTTCCGTGCTGGCTGACGAAACGCTGGGCTTCTAAGTTTTCGTCTGCAACGTCGATTGGAACACCTCGAAACGAGGCATCCAGCAAGTTCTCTTCCCAGCTCAATTTCCGCGCCTCACTTGAAGTTCGGTTCGACGCTCAACGTCGGCTTGAATCATTTCCGAGTTAACACGCACCTCAACAACCAGAGGTTTATCGATCAGTGATCGCAACCGCTGTTCGGCCATGTTGTCGGCACCTTGTTGGAGGGGGCCGACGGCCGCTTGAGTCAGACGACTAGCCGCGCCCTGCGCCCAACTGACAGCTCCGGTTGCAGAGGTTCCTGCCGCAGTAAGTCCGGTCTGTTCTCTTGCCAGTTGCTGAGCTTGGCTGGAAAGCCAATCTCCACTCGCATCCGGATTGTTCTTGGCAAGTTCAATGCGGTTTTTATAAAAGGAGGTCTTATAAGCCTTCTGACCAGCATCATCTAACTTAGAGTTCTGCGCGGCTTGCAGTCGGCCTTCGTCTGTGTTTTCCGTTGAACCACTTGTCCCCGCAGCAATAGCAGCCAAACTTATAATCCCCAACAGTCCTGTCGGAACTTCCTTCTTTGACTTACTATCTAGGTCGGGCGTCGGTGGAGTTGTTCCTTCTGACGGCCAGTTAGTAACGAATACCGAAGTCACGCCTGTTGCTTCCTCCAATACTTTACCAACGGCGATATTCTTCAGTGTTTCAGGGCCACCCATGAATTTATTCATTAGTGCCCCGGCACCTGCCTTGGCGCCGCGTCCGGCGTAATAACCTCCAACACCGGCAGCGACACCGCCCGCTAATAGTTGCTCACCGGAAAGATTCAAATCATCAAGCAAGTAACTTCCAAAGTCTGCAAAGCCCTTGTTAAGAGGCTTGGCCATACGATCAATAGCCTCACCCATTGTCGCTTTCATTCGTGCCCCGGCGCCGGTTGCACTTTCCACGTTGTCCTTCAAGTCGCTCTCAAATATCGGTTTGGCGTCTTGAATCTCGCTTGATTGCTGTTTGAATGTATCGAGTTTATTGCCGCCGAGCATAATGCGCATACCGCGAATGGTGTCCTGATCCATGCCCTTGAACACCGTCCCCATAAACTTGCCGCGTTGCTCATCGGTTTTCATCTTGTCGTATTTGCGCTTTAAGTCCGCAAATACATCTTCTGGGTTACGCGATGCACCTTTCGAGTCAAAGAACTTTACGCCAGAGGCTTTCGTGACCTGGTCACGATAAGTCTTATTGCTGAACACACGCAAAGTCGACTCGGCAAGCGTGCCTAATCGCTCCGGCTGCATTTCAACGGTCGAGAGTGTTTCGGTAAATGCCAGGGCCTGTGCGAGCGACATGCCCGCAGCCTGCGCTGCACCGCCGATTTTCGGGAACAGGTCAGCAAGGTTCTCCAGCTCGGCGTTACCCTGGCGACCGGCCACTGTCATCTTTTGCAGCAGATCGAGCGCGACACCAGCCTTGTTCAAATCCATGTTGAACGCGCTGGCACCCGCGACAACAGCTTTACCCAGTACCGCCGAGTCTGCCCCTGTGACAGCCGTCGCCTGGCCGATTGCATCGGATGTTGTTTTGGAGGCGCCATAGTTCACGCCTGAAGCGATCAAAGTATTAAAGCCGCTATCAACATCGGTTCGGTCGAGACCGTACTTCTTCGCGATCCGGAATCCTTCGTCGCGCCACTCTTCGCGCTCCGCATTCGTCATGCCTGCGGTCTGCTGAGTTCGGATCAGCGAGCGATCCAGTTTGGCGCTGCCGGTGAGGCCTGCACCGACACCGACACCAATTCCCAGACCAGCCAACTTGCCCTGCGCAGTCTGGCCGATTCCTTTCAAACGATTGAACTCATCTCGCACCCCAGCGGCTAGGCGCTTGAGCAGGCGCAGGTTGCTGCCGCCAGATTGCGCGAGACGCCGCATGCTGGCTTCCGTCTTGTCGACTGACTTGCGGAGTTGGTCAGCGCCTTCCTTGGCGGCCTTGGCCAGCTCGCCTTTGGTTTCCCGCGCGGCCTGGCGACCGACTTGTCCCATATTCTTCAGCTCGGCACTGGTCTGAGTGACACCCTGCCGGAACACACCCTGACCCTGCGCCGTTTCCCGCATTGCCTGGCGCACGATCTTGTAACTTGTTGCGCCCGCTTGGGCGGACTTATTGAGGGCGGCCCCAGTCCTGTTCGCCTCGTCACCCAGCGCTTTGGCACCGTCTCGGGCGGTCTTTTTCAGACTTTGTTCAAGCTCCTGGATCTCGCGACGACTGTTGCCGGAAGTCGCTTGAATCCGCAGGGCAACCCGTAAATCACTCATTGCTACGACTCCAACAGGGTCTTATATAAAGAAGAAAGGCCCGTCTCCGGGCCTTCAGTCAGTGAATGGTTGGAGCCTGAACCTCGACCGGTTCCCAACCTAGCTCGGCGCCACCTTCAGACTTGAGATTGATGAAGAATCGGCCGCGACCTTGAGGCTGGAAGCCAAGGCGTTGAGCAGACTCCCGCAGATCCTCTTGGAAGGCTTCCATGGGGCACTCAGCCCCGATCACTAACACCGAGGCACCGCGCCTGGCTCGCAGGTTGTTCTCCAGTGTCTGAAGTTCGATTGCACTCAGTGATACGGATTGATGCTGACTCATCGCTTCTTTTTCCCCCTGGCGACGTACCTGGACGTGTTCTTTTTGCGGCCCAGCAAAAGATCGATAAGAGTATCAATCTCCGACTGAGTCATGTTGCGGATCTCTTCTAGCCGGTAGCCGTGCCGGACAAGGGCGTGCTCGATCCGTCGCCAGGCAAGGGTGCTGCCTCGCTCGGCAGCGCGAGCTTTTTTTCCAATGCCTCATCGGCCTCGGCGAGTATCGCCAGATCGACCTCGGCCAATTGCTCCAGGAGCAATTCGGTGGTCAGCGACTCCAGGGGAATATCACCGAGCGACAGTAACTGGCGGCGATAGGCCTCGACCGTGATCAACTGGAGAGGGCCCTGCGGGTGGGCCTGCTGGGCCACGACCATGTCACCGGCGACTGGCACGCGGAGCGTAAACGTCTTGTGACGGCTGCCCGCGAACAGCACGCCGATACGCAGTTGGCCGGTGATGGTCAGGCCATCCCAAGCTTTGGAAGAACTGGTCATGTCATTACTCCGAAGACGAATATTTGAGGGCGGAAAGGGTCAGGTCGCGGGTGGCTTCGCCTTCGAGCTGGTACTTGCTGCCCATTTCGATAAGCGACACGCCAGTCCAGCTTTCTTTCTTGCCGCCGCCGTCGACCGGCTCAATGGTGATCTTGGCATCCATCATGGCCCGCCAGTTCGGCTCGCCGCTTTTTGGAATGGCGACGGAAACGCGCAGGTCGTGCTCTTCCATACCAGCCGCAGTGCCGGATGGGGTACGGGAGCGGTTCATGGTCTTGACGACGGTGCGACCGGTTTTCATGGTGTGGTCGAGGGACTTGATCTCGTAGTCCGAACCGTTGATGGTCAGGACGATCTGCCCGACGTAGTTATCCGACATGGGATTGGCTCCTTGTTACAGCAGCAAGTCGATGCGACCGGCAAACACATGCAGGCCGTTTACGACATCGGTTGGAATGGCGGCATTCAGCCGGTGTACGTCCTGCGCAGAACGCTCTACGACCAGAGACGGGGCGTTGGCTTCGACTTCTTCGACGATCTCCAAAGCCTCAAGCTTTTCCAGTACGTCGAGCAGTTCACTGCGCACAGCACCAGGCGTCTTGTTCGAAAGCTTGGAGCGAGGGAAGCGCAGGCGAATACGCTCGCGGCAAGCCTGTCGCACGTAATAAAGAGTGCGAATGGTGGTCAGGTCGAGCAGCGAGACATCCGTGGCCCCGGCCGCGCTCTTGGTGTAGGTGGTGATGGCACGAACGATCTGAACCAGATCACCGGGGCCGACTTCAAGCGGTGTGACGCCGTTGTTGAGGCACGCTTCCTGCTCAGTACGACCCAGACGATTGGGGATTGGCGGAACAGCAATACCCGTCAAAGCCAAGGTGTTGAGCGGGCGCGCTGGATCTTCCTCGGAAGCGATCATCGCTGCATAAGCGGCCGCGACCTGACGAGCAGTGGAAGTGGTGCCGGGCAGCAACGCGATGGAGATGGCACCGCAGTTCAGAGCCGTGGCCAACGCCGTTGCGGCCGACATGTTCGAAGTCACCGCCGCCACACCGATAATGGACTGCTGTTCAATCGAGTCGGTGTAGGTGTTGATGTGGGTACGCAACGCGGTCAGCGCGGTCTGGCTGAACCAGGCAGGAACCAGGATGGTATATCCGCCCAGCGCCGTGGCCGCCAAGGCTCCGGAAATATCGGGCTCAGTACTGCCTGTGACGGTGATGCCCACGCACGACACCGCCGCATAGCGATAGGCCTTGATCACTGCGGCGACCATCTCTTGAGCCACTGCACCGAACTTGGCGAGGGCTTCGGGTGCGCTGAATACCTGCTCCGGTACGTTGGGCAGAGCAGTCGCCTCAGCATCCAGCGGAACGAGCAGGCAGATGCTCTGCGCATTGGTGGGCAGGTTCCGCACCGCCAACGCGAGGTTGAATTCCATGTACACGCCAGGCTTGCGGATGCTGGCCGGGATGGTGTCGAGAACTACAGACATTATTTGCTCCCCTTAGCGGAGTCTTTGGCACCGGCCTTCGCGGCGGGTGTGGCCGATTCATCGACCAGCTTCAATTCGCCCGAGGCGATGCGGCGCAGGTAATAGGAATGTTTCGGAACCTCCACCGGCTCGGCCGGTGCGGGCAGGATGTTGTTCGTGTCCGACTGGCCATCGCTTGGCATCAGCGGCACGGGATGTTCTGTCGCGATCACACGCATCACAGTTCCCTCAATTCGATAACGTCGGTAGCAGTGCCCACAGGGTTGCTCGACGGGGTGTGGTAAGTCAGATCAATACCTTCAAGGAGCGGCATTTCTTCTTCCGGAATGTTCCAATCCAACTCGATGGCGAAGCTCTGGCCCAGCACCGAAAGGTGGCTGGTTTGAAACTTGCCATTCACCAGGTTGGCAAAGTCCGTCGGCGAGACCATGGCGCCGCCTTCCGTGTGCTGCCATCCAGTCAGGAGCCGCAAACAGCTCTCCCAGATCCAGTAACTCCCCGGATCTCTGGCCACCGAGCCGCGCCGTGTCTCACGCTCGCCCCGCACCGAGGCGCTGGCAACGATCAGCCGAAACACCACAGCCGCCTTGAATCGTCGGCTCTGGCCAGCCTTGCGAAACACCACCTTGGGAGTGGTGATCAGCACACTGGGGGTCAGCTTCAGCATGTCGACCATCAATTCCGGGTCGCTTAATTCGCCGCCGTAGCTGTCCAGGTGCAGCCGTGGGAGCTGTTTTTTCAGCTCTGCAAGCCGCGCCTGGATGGCGTCTTCCAATTCGCCCAGCATTACAAGCCGCCCAAAGTGTTGCGGTTGAACATCCGGGGCTGCTGGACAATCAACGGCCGGGCCGATCCGGACTCGGATGCGCCGCGTTTCTCGTCTTCGGTGGCCAGGCTTTGCAACCGCTTGATGATGTCCAGGTAACGCAGGCGAACCGCCGACTCAGCACCAGCCTTTTCCCCGTACAGGTGAAAGCGGGTGAGTTCCGGCAGGTCGTCTGCCACCCAGTCCGGCGCGTCCTCACCGGGCTTTCGGTAGCGGAGGTAAAACTGAACCTCGCTCCGAGCGCGGGTGGCCGAGTCGGCCATCCGCTCCATCGCCGCCACAGCCGATGCAATGTCCTCGGCATCCCAGTCATCCAACGACTCGCCCTTTGCCGCTGCCTCCAGCAGCTCAGGCTCAATTGGCCGACTGGTTGCGGGTACGGCCAGTTCGGCCATTTCCTTGGCGCCGAAGCGGTTGACCAGGATCAGTGCGCTGGGCAGCGAGAGGTTCATTTATCGGCATCCTTTCCCGAACCACGCTTGCCGGTCGACTTGCCGCCCTTCACCACATCTGAGCCAGAACCAGGCTCCGGAGAAACTGGCGCAGGCGACGCCGAGACCGACGGCGTTTCAGCACCGCTGGTAGGACCGTTGAGAGTTGAATCGTTTTCATCGTCTGGCGCCTCCGCGCAGGCCGGTACGGGCTGAAGGTGTTGACTGATCAGGGAGAGCAGCGCATCCCCTGCGATGCACATCACACCTTCAGCCGTCGGGTCTGCTGGCTCCAGCGCTCGGGCGTCTGCAACGATCAGAGCAGGCGCGGCCAGTCGCTGATCATTGAAAGCGGCCAGCAGTACACTTGCGGCGTCGTACTGGTCGTTTGCGACGCCCAGCTGAAACTCCAGGGAAGTAATGGTGTTACCCATCTCTTCCAGCCGCTCGTCATCCAGACCGGCATTGCTGAACGGCTCAGCCTGCTCGATCACAACCAGTTGCGGCTCTTTGCGAAACTGCTCAAGTTGCTCCTCGGTGAACTGACCATCAGGGTAGAAAGTGCCTGCGGAGCGGTGAGCGATCCCACCGCGACGAAAGCCATCGGTCACTGCTTTGATGATTACGCCCATGACTTAGCCCGCCGTCCCGGTTGAACCGAATGCGAGTTGCCAGAAGCCGTAACCGCCAGCTGCACGCGCCTCGGCACCAAACTTGTACTTCTTGCGGCTGAACACGTCATCGGCTTCAGGATCGGTCTGCTGTACGAAGTCCGGTGCTTTGCGCTCCTGGTAGATGAAGGGGCGAACCGGTTTGCTGGTGTCCAACAGGAACCATGCGGTGTCAGAGGTGAGGCGTGCTTCAACGACCAGTTCGGCGGTGCCCTTGTAAGGGTTCGGCTTGCCATCTTCCAGACGATCAACCGTCAGCAGAGCGCGGCCAGTGTCTTCCAGAGCTGGCGGCACCAGCAGCACGGTTGGAATGGTGTTGATTGGGCGACCATCTTCATCCTTGAACTTGCGCATTGCGGTACGCGCCGCGCCATAGCTGCCCTGAGCCGCAGCCAGCGAAGCCACCGACAACGCCTTGGTGCTCATGTTACTGACGCTGCTGCCGGCCACAGGGTGATCGGTGTCGAAGAAGTATTGGCCGTCGTAACACGGAGTAGTGAACGCACCGTTCACCAGTTCGAAAACGATTTCGTCTGGCAGTTGCTTTGCCGAGAACCCGGCCATTTGCGCTTGGGGCTGATAAATGCCCAACTGATCGTCTTCGATATGGTTGCGATCCACTTCGACGGTCGCTTCGAAGTCTTCGTTTTCCACCGAATAGGAATAGGCTTTGAGGTTCTTGACGTGCTTCTCGCCGATCCAGCGGCGCATCTTTGGAAACGCCGACAGCCAGGCATAGAGGTTGCTGCCGGTGCTGGACGGCACCTTCATTGCGATCTTGTCCCAGGTGCTCGGGGCAGCTGCGAACGCGTTGTTGAACAGGGTTTTCAGGGCGACGAATGCCGCCTGGATGGAAACTTTATTGACCAGCATGCGCAATGCGCTCCTATATAGAGAGGGTTACTCGATCCAGACGCCGTCGGAATCGATACCCACGATCAGTCCCGAGGCCGAACGCGTACCGCCGCCGTCAGTGGCACTGACAGTTGCGTCGTCGACGATGTATGCAGGCTGAAGCAGTCGGGCTTGGTTGATGGTTCCGTCGTTGGCCCACTTGAAGGCCGCGCCGCGACTGACGACGACAGTCTTGGCACCGTCAGCGCCTGCGGAGTTGTCGACGAAATCTTCAGCACGACCGGCATACTTCAAGCCGGTCGCGGTTTTGCCGGGGATTGCGAAGCCTGTAGCGGACAGCGCGACCTGCGCTCCGGCGAAGATCCGTACGCCAGCACCAACGGCAATCGCGAGTGTTTTGGTTTGCTGCTTTGGGGTATTGCGGTCAGCGGTCAAAGCCACGGTCAGCCCTCACTCTTCAGGGATTTGGCGAATTCCACCGGATCGAGACCGAGCTGTTTGCAGACAGCTTGTTGTTCCGCGTTCAACGCAGTTGCGGTGGTTTCAGGTTGGCGATTGCCCAGGTCGGTCGGATCGGCCACCGATGGTGCGGCCTTCACGTACTCGCGGAAGCGATCCAGACCACCTTGTTCGGCGCAGGCTGCACGGTGGTAGTCGGTGGTGGCCGGAGTGATCTTGCCCGCCTTCAGTGCTGCGTCGATTTCGATATTGATCGCGCTGTCACGCTCGGCGCGCTGGTGAGTGACCACTGCGGCTTCAGCATTGAGAGCGCGGGATTGCATCGCGTCGAAGTCTGGACGCGGAACGAAACGATTGAGGTCTGGCTGCTCGTTGTTACGGGCGGCAGCAGCGGATTTCAGTTGAGTGGCGGCCGCGATGGCCTCGTTTTCCGTGGCGGACTCGGCGATGCCGAGCGCCGAACACAGGGCGATAGGTAGTGGCACGTTGTGCTCCTGAGTTTCGTGGTTGAGGGCGGTGAGAAAGAGGTTTGGCTTGTTGGTCAGGCCGACGCTGACCATGCGGCTGATGCGCATAAAGGTCAGGTCGTAGTCGAAGACCGGGGAAAGGAAGCGGTACTCGCGGGAAGCTACCTGCGCGGCAGCAGTCGGAGTCCAAGCGATGTGGCCCCAAAGAGCGCCGTCGCGGATCTCCAACTGATCGACCCAGCCGGAGGCGGGAGCAGGCTGTCCAGCCGGTGCCAGGATCTCGCTGGCGTGCTCCCAGTCCACCACCATGTCAATGCCACGGGACGTGAACGCATCCAGCACCAGGCCTTGAGCAAGGTCGTCAAACAACCAGGTGCGACCATCGCGGCCGAGTACGGTTGGGCCAGCAGGAATCAGTTCGATCCATTCGGGGGCTTTGCCGTCGGCGGAAGCCGAGGCCGAAAGGTCAGTGTTGAGTGCGAGTAATGTCTTCATGCCGCTAGTGTCAGCGGCGACCCAAGGAGGGTGAGTTTCAGGTCGGTTTAAGGTGTCAGTGATTGACGGGAACCGAGCGGGGATTTACTGCGGGGCGGCCATTCTATACTGCATTTCACAAACCTCGCTCCAACCATCACCCCCGAATGACGCTCAGAACGAATCTAACGCTAGTCTAACGCTATCAGCGCAGAGTGCCCGCCCCGGTTGTACCGTAGAAGGCCCTCAAACGCCGCCTGAGCGCTTAGATTTGATCGCCCTCAAAAGACCCTATCAAGTAGCTCTGAATGATCTCGGCCACCTCCAGCTCGTCTTCGGCCGACAGCCCGAGGTATGGACGAGCTGTCATCTCGGTTGATCGAGCGCCATGCGTGACCCACTGCGAAAAGTTGGATGTGCTCTTCTTCACGAATCGATTCCCGACACCGTCCTTGCCTGCCTTGAAGTAAACCTGCTGGGATCGGGCGGCATGGTGAATGGGGCCGCCGAACTGATGGATGGCGCCATAAACGCGGTCGGTGCCAAAGTCCAATTCGTTATTGGATACCTGGTGCCGGAACGAGTCCTGCAACATGCCGCTTTCGCGCAGGATCTTTTCCTTGTTGCGCTTCTTGCGGGCGAGTGTCGACGGCGCCAGTGGCGCCCAAGGCGAGCCGTCCGGCCCGACCTTGCGCCGGAACCGATCATCGGTGGAAAGATGCAGGTACTCGGCAACATCATTTAACGGGGTGGTGACATCGCCCAAGCGCTCCGCCAACTCCAGCAGCGCCGCGCTCGCCTGCTCGGCCGTGCTGGTGACGGTAAGAAATGAACCTGCCATGTGCGCTCCTACTTAGGCCGGCGGTAAAGACGAACACCCACACGAAGGGTGGCCAACAACTCATCACCGCCTGCGCCCTGGTGGGTGGTCGAAGTCCAGCCATCGCCGTCCGTTTCGAAGGCCACGGTTTCTGGGTTGGTCTGGCCTGCCACGGCGAATCGCGAGACATAACGTTTGCGCAGGACTGCACGCTTCTGGTCCTCCAGCCAGTCAAGGCGCGTCCAGATCTCGTCGGGCTCGCGGATGGCCTGAGCCAACAACAGCAGATCACCAGGTGGAAGACGCAACTTACCATCAGCCCCCTCGAACATCCCGCGACCGATCACCAGCGGATCTCCCGCCAGATCTCGGAACACGGCCGGAGCGTCGGATTTGGCACCGAACGTCTTCAGGAAACGATCCACCTGTGCGGCAGGCTTGAGACCCTTCGGCATGCGCTGGGCATCAGTAACAGGTCTGGCTTCCGGCAGCGGGCGCGCCGGAGTACGACTTGGCACGCCCGGTGCTGGTTCGATCTTCTGACTTGGCTCGCGGATCTGGGGCACCGCACCAGTCAGCCTGGATTGACCAGGTGCATAGTCAAAACCGGGATCAATGCCGACGGGCACTTTCACCGAACGGGGGCCAAGCGGGCTGTTCATGCCCACCACTTTCTCTTCATATTCGATAGCAGGTGCAGGGCCGACCTTCAGGCCTTGCCGCTCAACGTCGCGCTGACTGACCATGAACTTTTTGCACTTACAGCCCCAGCCGTTCTGGGGGCTATGGGTAGACCACCATGGATCGTCCAGGGGCAACACGGTGCCGTTCCAGGACAAGTGCACCGGCCGAGGATGGGCGCTGTCACCATGTCGATACAGCCCATACGGCCGTGCCTTCCTTAATTCAGGGTCGGCCATCTGTGCTTCGCGACCTGCGTTGTAGCTCTGCCGCAGGTTGGTCTCGTAGATCACACGCGTACGCCAGCCCCGGCCGCCGTTGTACTGCCAGCCATGCTTGGCGACGACTTGGTCAAAGTCTTTGCGAAACTGTTCCAGGGTGCCGCCGCTGACAATGGCCTTCTCAACCGAGCCCCGCAGGCTGGTCAGCAAGTCCCGCTTGGAGGCACCGGCCACTACAAACGCCCAGTCGTGCTCTTCTTTATATACATCTGCCCAGGCACGGGTCGGTAGGCTCGTCTTGCCACGAAAGAAATCGATCTGCTCCTGGAACGGGAGAGAGCCGTGAGAGACCGCCATTACAGCCCCCTCAGCACGTCATAGCGTCCTGCCAGATTGGCCGCGACCAGTCCATCTGCCATGGCGTCCGCCAGTTGAGAGCTGTTCATGGCGGGATAGGCTTCGATCAGCCGATCCCGGAATTCTTCCAGGCTGTCCGAGGCATCGAGCAGTTCCTTGATCACATCGACCATGTCATCCATCCCGACTGCCGCCAGGCTTTCGAGTGTATCCACCTGGTTATCCACGATGTCCCGTGCGGACGGCGCGGCCGTAGCAGGTTGCTCGCGGTTGGTGGCGGTGGCCAGCGCGGTTTGCTGGGAGGCTTGAGCAGGCACACCGAGAATCTCCGCACCATCGGCCGGGGCTGGAATGTTCAGCCTGTCCCGAATTACCGACTGCTCAACGCGAAGGCCCAGCGGCACAAGATCCTTGATTGCGCCGACCAAGAGCTGGACGTTTTCCGGCTTCGGAACGTCCACGATCAAGCGCGGATAGGGTCGACCCGGCGCATAGTTTAGATCGCAGTATGGGCGCACCAGGTATCGGTTCAGCGTGTTACTCAGAGCTTTTGCATCAGCCGTGAGCAAGTCCAAGCGCACTTCGTTGTGAACTTGGGCCTGCGCCAGGCTTGCTCCATCGTCGGCACTCATTGTCTGGCCGACTACCGCCTTGCTGACCTGCTTGTCCCACCATTCGGCCAAGCCTTTAAAGAAGTCGCCAGCCCCGGCGACGTTTGCCGCTGCCTGGAAGTCGATGCGCATCGAGTCGGGAATGACGGCCGCTGCATCACTGCCGAGATTGGCTACCGCCGACAGCAACACGCCGATATCGTCCGCGCTGGCACCAGGACCGTAACGACCGACGCGCATGGGGATACCGTAGATGTCGGCAAAGCCCATCCAGTCCTTCCAAGTCCAGGCTTTGCACATATAGGCAACGGTCGCGAGTCGAGCCAAGCCGCCACGGATGGGTAGGCCAGACCGTATTCGCGGAAGGTGTGTGATGAATTTGTAAGGCGCAAGGGCGAGCCCGTTCATGGGATCAGCCTCATCGAGCAGCCGCAGCTCACGCCCAGTGGCCCGGTCGAATTGGAAAAAGCGCTGATCGCGCTGCTCGTATCGCTCGGGCACCCATTCTTTCCCGCTGCGATCCCAGATGATTTCCGATACGGCGTAGCCTTTGCCCAGGGCGTCGACCAGGTCGGCTTGCAGTTCTCCGAACTCCGGCTGGGTTACCAGCACTGTGAGGGCTTCGGCTCGGCGCACGTCCTCAGCATCGTCGCTCGCCGCTTCGATTCGGACATTCAAACCGGCGACCGCCAATTTCCTGGTGCCCAATACCGATGCGTAGTGCAGATCGCGCTCTTCCATTTCTTCGGCAAGGGTCAGGTAATCATGGGCCGAACCCTCGACTGCCGCCTGAAGAATGGACGCAAGGCGACCTGGAGTGAGGCCGCTGGCCACCGACGAGTGCCAAACCTGTCGAACTCCGGTCAGACGTGGGGCCGCAAGTTCTTGCGTCAGTTGACCTAAGTCGATTGGGCGGCCGTGTTGATCCACGATGCGCGATTGAGCCATTACCAGATGCCTTTTTTATTGCGCCAGTTACCACCCGATCCGACCTTGTGGCCTGATTGGGCGCCGGGCTGGACGCGGTGGTATTCGAATATTTCGGTTTCTTGGCGAGACGCGTAGTCGGCCAGGGCGGCCGCGATACCGGCGTCACCGTGACGTTTATCGCCGCTCTTAGATCCGTCGCCTTTCTCAGTGGTGCGCTTCTCCGGGATTCGAGCAACGCCTTTCACGATCCGGAAAGCCCGGATGTCGCCGGTCACATCGCGGTCGGCCGGAATCTCATCAAAGGTGCCGTCTTCAAGCGCCGCCTTGAATGGCGGCATGTTGTCGCGATACCACCCCTCAGTGAGCATCACCCGCTCGATGCGGTTGAACCCGTACTTAACGGCCGCATCTTCAGCGAGCTGTGATCCGTTGCCCCTGGCATCCGGCGCGCCCTTCAAAAAGTTCGGCAGGCGGTCGACGATGTAGAACAGGATTTGCTTTTGCTGCGCGAACGGCACATTCCGAAGCTCGACCAGGAAGGGCGTGCGCTTGCGCAAGTTTTGTTCTTTGACCAGCGGCCAGATCACCGACAGGTCGCCGCTGCGGGCGAAGTCGTGACCGTAGTAGCTGTAAACGTCGGTGGGGATCTGTGAAAGCAGCGGCTTCAATTCGCGCTCGCACCACTCCAGCGACTCGGCCATCCGCAGGTGCTCATCGATGGTCTCGTACCCTGGAGGGCACTTGAATCGAAGCACTGGCACTTTCTTACTGGTTCGCTGCTCGATGAGGGCCATGCTGAAGTAAGCACCGCCGCCCTGGCTCGGGACGCAGTCCAACTCTTCCTCGGCTGCATCGCCGTAGAAGTCGTAAACATCCTGCACCCAGGCTTCTTCTTCCTCTGGGTTGTACGGGATACCTTTGCGCAGGCAGACACGCTTATAAAGGCCGTCCGCTACGGCCTCACGGAAGGTGCAACGAAACAGCTCGCCCTTGCGCTTGCCTGCCCGGATCTCTTCGATCAGGTCATTGAACGGGTTTTCGGCGCCGTCGTGAGTACTGATCACATGCACTTCACCGCCCCAGATCAGCAGTGCGAGCGCCGCCTTGAGCAGTTGGGCAAGGTCAGCATGGAAGCCTGCCTCATCAATGACGACGATGCCCTGCCTACCACGCAAGTTGCTTGGACGGCTGGTCAGAGCAACGATCCGATGCCCCGAGGGGAACGCGATGGCGTAGGTCTTGATGTGCTTGTCGGGATCGCTATCCGGCCAGATGCCTTCCTCGATTTCCCCGGCTGCGTAGTCGAATGCTCGCGCCCAGAGTGCGCATGCCTGGATGTACTCGACTGTCATGTCCTGGTTGTATCCCAGGTAATAGACGTTCTGGCCACCGGCTGGTTTTTCGGACGCGCAGACGAGGACGTTATCCGCAGCCTCAGCCCACGTCAGGCCAATACGCCGGGACTTCTCACCGATTTTGAGCGGCGCCCGGATGCCGATCCATTCCTTCTGGTAGTCCAGAAGCACAGCCGGAGCATCCAGATTTGCGGTGTTGTCCAGGACAACAGGAATCACGACGCCATCCCCAGAATTTCGCGGCGGATTTCGTCGACGGTGTTGGCATTGAGCCCACCCTTCTTGGCGATCTTCTCCACCCGAGCAGCGGCAGCTTCGGCCTTCTCGCGGAACTCAGCCTGCCATTTCTTCTGGACCACGGAGGCGCGCCCTAGCTCGGCTACGGCCTTTGCTACCTTCGGCAAGTCCATCTTGCCATCAGAGGCCATCAGCAATTTGAATAGATGTTCCTGGACGAGACGCATCAGCGCTTCGTTGACTGCGCCTTCATCATCAGGCGCGGTCTGAACGACCGCCTTGGCCTGTTCGCTGGACATCTTGAGCGCTGCCAGTTTGTCTTCAAACTCGGTGCCATACCGGTGCAGCGCCGACTTGCCGATGGAGTAGCCACGGCTTTCCAGCTCATCAGATAGCAGCTCGTAACCGGAAAAGTTGGACTCGACCAATGCCTGGTCAAGCCAAGCCTTCACCTCGGCCGGGAGACCGGCAACCTTGCTACGGGGCGGCATAGGTCACGACCAATACTTTTCGGGGCGAGCGATGCCTGGATGGCAGGCGACGGTGTATTCAGCAACGTCCACGCCCAAGGCGCTGAGCCCAACAACCCACGGACCACTTGGCGAGGCTTCCACCGTGACCAACAAGCGGTCTTTCAGATAGTCCAGCTCACGACGAAGCTCCATGACTGTGAGGTCGGGGTAAACGCTCTGAAGCGTGGACAGCACCAACGCTTCGTGCGGATCTACCGGCCGACTGTTGTTCAGGGTCAGCAGGATGTGCCAGCGCAGCGACTCGCGCCGCACCTTGGCATGATCAATATTCATTGACGGATTCCTTTCAATTGTACGTTTTCAAGTTTCAAGGCCACTGCATCAAGCTTGGCCTCGATAATGGTTTGGTTGCGCACGAAGTCCTCACGGAGTACGTAGCTCAGGGGCATCTCGCCACGCAGACGCTCCAGGCCGATCTCGACTTGACGCAACCGCTCCGAGTCTTTGGCGACTGCGTTGAAGCGGTCATCCATAACGGCAAAGCGATGGTCCAGGCGGCGCTCGGTCTGAGCCAGCAGCAGCTTTACAAGTCCGGCAAACATGCCCAGCAACGTGATGGCGGAGGCGAAGAGTTGCCACGCTGGGATCTCGATAGTTGGCATCATCGGCGCATCCGCTCCTGGCGACCCTGGCACTCCACGCACAACAGCACGCCGGGGACGATCAACCGCCGGGCCTCCGGAATGTCCCCACCGCAATCCTCGCAATACTCAGCGGACGGTCGTTGTGGTGTTTTCTTTTGTGCCAAATGCGCCGCTATAAGCGCAGTGCGATGCGCATCTTCGGTCTCAGAGGCGATATCAATTACGTCCATGGGTATTCCAGTCGATCAGGCCGTTAAGTTGTGCGCGGCAGGCTGCGGCGCGCTCGCTGTTGCGGTTGTGGTTGAGCAGCAAGGCTGCTTGGCCGAGGCCGGAATCCAAGCTGTCAGCGGCTCCGGCTCCTCCGGCCGACGCAGCAATTCCGACGGCGCCGGTGCTGGCTTGCACTGTTGCGGCACCGGCAATTCCAAGGGCGCTGTTCCACACCCGGACAAAACCATTGGTAAAGACAGCAGGAGGTAACGGCTCAAGTTGCGCATCGAGCGCACGCCGGTAGCTGGTCGTGACATTGGCGATTTCCTTGTTGAGTTTGTCGGTGGTGCGGCGCAGCTCGTTCTTCTTGTCGGTCAGTTGCTTGGCCAGGTCGTTGCCCCGATTGACCTCCGACAAGAGCCGTTCCGATGCCTCGTCAGCCGCTCGTTTCGCCGCAAGGGCTTGCGCGGCGACCTCGTCGGCGTGCTTTGCCTTCAGGTCGTTGAGTGCCGAATTTCCTTCGGCATGGGCCTTGTCGAAGCCTGCGCTATAGCCGTCCTGATAGTTCAGGTGCATCGTCCACAGAAACGCACCCGCGACAGCGGCAGTCAGGGCCGCAGGAAAAAGCGTCTTCACAATCGGATTCATGAGCAGCGCCCCTTGCCCCAACCAGCCTGGATATAGAGGGGTTCCCACTGGCGCAGAATTAACCGTGGGTACGCCCGGTTTTCTTTGAATGCGGCTGCTGAGCGCCCCGCGTTGAAGCGTTCAACTGAATCGAACCAGGTCAGCTTGTCGGCGCCCTTTGCCGAGGCCAACTTGCGGTCGCGGATCAGCCAGCCAAGGCCGCCGTTGTAGGAAGAGAGGATCATGGCCGCCTGCTCGCAGGAGTCGGCGGCGGTGATCCGGCTGGCCAGCCAGCGGTCGTAACTGACAAGCGCCTGCATAGACCAGGTGGGGTTATAGGGCTCGTTCTTCCCCAAGGCTTTGGGGAAGGTTGCGGCCAACCAGGCGGCGGTCGAGGGCATCACCTGGCCCAAGCCTTGCGCGCCGACAGGCGAGCGCGCATCGAACTTCCAGCGACTCTCCTGGTGGATCTGGCCAGCGAACATGGCGACCGGCGCATCCAGCCCCCATTCGGCCTGCGCGATACGGGTGAGGTCCCGCTGGTATCGCTCCGCGACAGCGGGGATTTCAGCGAGCGCGATAATTGGCATCAGCGCCCCGAGGACCAGTCCGATCAGTAAGGTTCGGCGCATGCTCAGAGCCCCAGCGTCAGGCCGAGGATGCAGGCCATCACGACCAGGGCACGGCGCAGGCCTGCCCACGGTTGATGAACTCGCATTACTCGGTCAGGGCGGGCATAAGGAAACAGCGCCCGGTCGATCCAGTAGCCCAGCACGCCGCCGCCCGTTACCAAGCCAGCCTTGTACAGAACAACTGGGAGTTTGGTTGGAGCGATCAGCGACAGCACCAACAGAAGCGCCAGGGTGATCACGGTCCAATTGGTCATGCGCGGCGCACGGGGGCGACCACGTCCTTTACGAAAGTTCATGCACGAACCTCACTTGAGGGTTTGATTGATGAGCGCAGGCCTGCCAAGTGCAGGGCTGCCACTTCCGGGTTACCGCGAATGCGCTGGGGTTCCTGGTATGGGGCAGGCGCGATGGGTTTGGTTTTTTGTACCGGTCGCAACTTCTCGCGCTGACGGACGGTCTCCGCGTCACGCTGTTCGGCGATGGCTACGTGTTTGAGAGCCAAGTCCCGCCAGTCCGCTGGGCATGCCTGGATGGCGGTTTTGCGATCCTCCTGAGATGCAGCTGCATGGATCAGGACGGCATAAGCGCGAGGTGAAGTTGGCTTCGACTGGGTAGACATGACGCGAATCCGTTTGCGAGAAGTACCCGGCAAGATTCGCGGTTATTGGGAGGGGGGAGAGTTTCTTAAACGCACAAGAAAAAGCCCCGCACTTGGCGAGGCTTTGGATGGGTCAGTTTACTAGGATGAAGTACAACAATAGGGTCGTAGCGATAAAGGATATCACCAGCTGCGGGAGCGAACCTTTCACCACACGGTTTCGCACGTATAAATAAATTGTCGCAAAGTAGAACTGCCCGAAAAGCATTGGCGCAGCCCACATGTAGGTAGGCTTTGAATACCCCGCACGCCTGAGCATTCGAATATCAAGGACGATGAAGCAAAGCCAAACTAGTATCGCGATGACGCCCATGGTTGGAATTTTTTCTACCGGTGCGCCGTACACCATCAGAACCCATATCCCAGGAAATACCGCCACCAACCAAGCCCACAACTGAAACATGCTTTCTTTACGAATGGGTGGAGGCACAGTGAGACCGCTACCGAGTTCCGTTGCGCTGAGCGGACCCCAGTCAGCCATGCCCGCTCGCCAAACCAGAGTATCGAGATGCAGTCTGCTCTGGTTTAAAAGCTCCTGCATTGCAGTGGTTGTTACTGGCCCTTTCCTAGTGCCCGAATCATCGTAAAACCACTGCACGTCTGACATTAATGAATACTCCCTTTTGGTTCTTCGAATCCAAATAAATCGGGCCCATTGCGGCGATGCAGTGCCCGTTGCCGGGCGATGATGTCATAAATCGTCGGGGAGGCAAGCCGATACTTCCTGACCAGTTCAGGCGGCTGAATGTTGTTGTCACGCCAATCTCGGAATATCGACGCATCCCGCATGGCCTTCTTCAGCGCTTCACCGCGCGGCAAATAAACCACGCTCCCCCCCATCACATCGCAAATCGCAAATACCACGAAGCGGGCGATCTCAGGGACATCAGTGCGCTCACCCAGCTTGGCACGCAACTCGGATTCGGCGATATCAACCATTTCCTTTAGAGTCCCCTCCCAACGCAAGAGGACTGCTGGATCTCCCATGTGAGCCAGAACTTTGGCCGGGTCGAGACTGTCCGAATCATCGGGAAACAGTTGCTCCGTCATGATGTTTGAACTCCCCGGCGTTTGGCATCGTACTCAAGCGCTGCAACTACGCCTTGAAGTTGCTTTGGACTCAACCACTCTGTCCGCTCAACCTTATACATCCGCACAGCCATGCCATCGGCATAAGCCCAACTGCGGCCAGCCGTAGTCAGTAAGGCGCCGATCTTGCCCACCAACTTCTCACGTCCCTGACTCGCCTTCGGTGCAACTCGACCGGGGTTCTTCTTCGGCTTCCAACCCAGTCGTTCAAACTCACTGAGCACTGCGGCCATTTGCAGTGGCTTCAGTCCCTTGGATGACTGCGCACCTGTAATGCGCAGAAGTAGTGCGCGGTAGGTTTCGTCATCAATCCCCAAGTCCTTTTTGGCTATGTGGATCTTCGATAACTGCATGTTTCGTGTGTTCATAGTCTCCATTCTCCCTGCTTGATATTGACTGCCTACCCTGACAAGGACGCGATTAGTGCAGGCGTGTGATTTCTGTGTTGTTTGCGACCAGGTGTTTCTTGAGGGAATTGAAGCTTTTCCAGCAGTTGTCGTAGGTGTACCACTTCATTTCTGCTGCCTTGTCCGCTGCCCGCTTGCCATGCATACGTCGGTGAAACTCAAGATCCCTTTTGTTGTAAAGGCCACGAGTAACCTTACGCATAAAACGTCGGGTCTCTTCATGCTCGGGCTCGCCAGTACGGTTATCACACTTAAACCAGATACCTTTGAAGTAGCCATCGACATATATCGTCGTATACCAGCTATTGGTTTTAGGATCGGTAACTTGGTAGAGGTTTAGCTCGTATCCGTCGCACTTAAGGGCCATGCTCCCGTATGGGCTTGCCATCTGTTCTTTCAGCTCATCCCAATCAGATTGCTCCATCATTTCCTCGGCTGCTCGTCAGTACCGGGCAACCACGCCCGGCAGACCGCCCCGGTTTCCCGAGGCGGTTTCGCTTTAGTGGATAGTCGGTTTGGTTTGAAGCAGCTCGCGGGTTGCCTTACAAACCTCGCAGTCACAGCCGGGCATCGGTGAGTTAATGGGCAACGCAATGCGTCCCAGCAACTTGGCACCATTCACCATTGCATCTACAACGCGGCCTGCCGGGCTGCTGTGTAGATCGCTATGGTTGTCGATGCTGATTGATACAGTGCCTTCGGTGTCATCTACGGTGATTTGGAACTTAGCCATTGGACTACTCTTTCGATTCGGTGATTGGGTGGTAGCGAGGATCAGTGCAGCGTCGACGGCGCCCTGTCGGCGACGAAGACGCTCGCGATATCCAGGGGGATCGGCGCGTACTGATCCGATGTCCCGATGCGCTCGTATACCCGGATGTAGCTTTTCGAACCAACCACCTGGACGGCATCACCGATGGCCTGCATTGCGCGCTGCCACCGCTCGTCCTGGATCTCCAAACGACGCAGACCGAGCACCCGGCCTGTGCTGATTTCACCGGCCTTGTCGGTGCGGAAGGCCTCATTCACCAACACACGCACTTCGCTGCGCGCATCCTGAGTCCACTCTGCGGCACACTCGTCGATCAGGGCGCGTGCGGCTTGTAGACGCTCGTCGAATTTGATCGAGTCCTGAACTGCGTGGACGATCTTGTACTGACCGTCGAAAGACAGGAGGGTGACATTTCCTTTCTTGCCACCGATGGTGGCCTTGTACTGCTCAGCCGACAGTTCGACGAATGCCTTGATATCGCCGAATGCGGCTGCCTTGAGCTGCGCCAATACTTCCGACGCAAACTTGGCTTTGCAGACCAATTCGCTGACCAATTCGTCGCGAGCCAGGTCAATTGGCTTTATCAGTTCTTCGGGAACCAAGTGGCCTTTGGCGTCTTGGCGAAAACCTGCTGGGATGTTGTTCATCAAATATCTTCCATGCTTGTTTGTTGAGTGCCCTGGTTCGCCAGCTCAGCCAGCACTGCAAGGGCCTGCTTTTTTGAATCTTCGATCTCGTTGTCCGTCTTGCGTGCCGCACCTGGATTCGAACGGCGCTTCATCCCCGCCATGATCTGATCAAGTGCTTTATTCCCGGTCTGGATCTGTTTTTCTGTTCGTTCCTGCTTGATGTAGCGCTGCTCAACTGGCTGAATCGGCAACTCACGCAGCAGCAGGGCAGGAGGCGGCCAGCGCTCGCAGCTTGCGAACAAGGTTTCGAACGCTTTGGCGATGCGCGAGGCGTCTTGTTCTTCGTTCCACTCCCGACCTTTGGTCATAGCTACAAGCCAGATGTCCGCCGTTTTGGTGGCAGCGTCCGCTGCCGGAGCGCCATCGAGCCGCAGGGCGAGCAAGCCAGTTACACCCTTCGCGATTTCGCGCTTGAGCCAACCGTTATCCATTCGCCCAGTCCTCCAGGGCATTGATCGCGGCTACGGTCTGGCTTTGCTGACGCGGACGCACTGGTAAGGGAGTCCGGGGTTCCGGTGCCAAAACCACCGTTCCACCAACCGAAACAGGTTGGTACTGCGTCATGACCTGGTACAGCCAGCCATGACCCTTCAGTGGAGTGGCGAGCCTGCCGGATTCACGGGCTGTCAACGCTTGATCGATGGCCCACAACCAGCACTCTGGCGGAGCTTCGAACACCTGACCGCTGCGCTCGATGCGCTGCGCCTGAACATCTGGCAGCAGCTCGCCGAGCAGTTTCGCAACACGATCCAGAGTCAACTCCCGAGCCTCGGGACGGAACAAGCCGAGGTAACGCACCAGGGCATTCCCGAGAGGGCCGGACATCTTGAACGCGATCCCCAGTGCCTCGCGGGCGCCGTCATGAGCAATAAGCGCGTCAAGAGAAAGTGTGGTTCCGCAGTTCGGGCAACGAGTGCGCATCAATGCACCCCCTGATAGCGAACGCGAAGCACGCCACCGTAGGCCGAAACCATCGGCGCCGGATGCGTCTTGAACCATGCGATCTGTGCGTCAGACCATGCGCCCTCCGCCTCACTTTCAGGCATCGACCGGTGGTAAGCCTCCAACTGATCGCGGAACTGCCCGGCTTCGGCCGCTGTAGGGAAGTCAGCAATTTGGAAAGCCTCGCTTCCAAACTGGCTATTCAGCACCTCGACAAGCCACACACCAGCTTTGCGGGAACCAAACGTTAGACTTTCAGTCGTATCACCCGCAGATACGTCCGGAATTTGATGTTCGACGAAAGAAAGCCCTCCCAGCTCCCTTGCTCTAACCTGCGCAAAATCGCGCGAAGCGGCGAACCCAATTACGCGGCCTTCGCTGCATAAGCAAAACATCCGACCGCTCTCACGGACTTGGATCACTGGTGTAACGGGTGCATTAGTGGACAGTTGCATAGCCATCACCTCCGCAATTCGGGTTGTTGGGGCATTGTTGGCAAGCGCGCCAGTGCTGCATCGCCATTGGATTGTGTGTCGGTGCTGAGCGTTGGTAAAAACCTTGGCACTGCTCGACCGTCAGACTCTCTCCAGCAGCGACACACTCGATACGTCCAAGCACTTCCATTACTCGCCGCTCAACTCCGGCGGTGCTTGGGCTTGAATATTTGTTGGCCAGCACCAGGCTTACAGCAGTACGACTCATGCCAATGCGCTCACCCGCTTTAGCGCGATTCGTCGCCGTTACCTCAGCAGCAAGCAGTCGTACAAACAGAGGCGGCTCGGCGCCCCAGTTGGAAAGATTCACAGTAGTCATTGCAGGCCTCCAGACTCTTCGGTCGATGCCAGCTCAAGACGTGTGCGCTGGACAAGATCGTTTGGAAGTTTGACTGGGCCGCTGTCGCGGTTTGCCAGATCAAGCCATTCACTCAGCAGATCGCGAGATCGCAGCAACGCAATCCCCGGCTCAACCAAGCTACGATCAGCGCCAAAGGTGCCAGTGGTTTTCGTGAACACCAGTTTGTTGAGGTTGGGGTCGTAGACTTGCAGAGAGTCCAACTGCCGCAGCTCGGGAGGGCGCGGCCCCGTGTTTTTCGCGCTTATGAGCTTGTAGGTGTCTTGAGCATGTGCGCCGTTCTCTGTCTTTATCAGATAGCCCGCTTCAGTCAGTGCGTTCATGTACTGACGCACTTTGATGGGGGTCAGGACTGCCTCTGCGGTCGATGCCGTTTGTGCCACGTCCTCAACAGTCAACTCCCCGTTCAATATCCGCAAAGTTCGCCAGATGTTTTCGGTGGCAAGGTGGGCGTAGGTGCGCTGGCCCTTACTGTTCAGGCGAGGATGCTCCGCACCTTCATCCCGAACCAAAGCAAACACGCGACCCTCTTTCCCTTTCGGGGTTTCGATTACCTTGATGATTCCCGCTTTGGTAAGAGCCTGGAAATAACGGGTAATGTCACTGGGGTGCTGCCCGCTACGCCGTGCGATGTCATTGATTGAGAAGCCCGGACGAAGCAATCGAATGGACTCCCACATGTGCTGCCGAGGTTCTTTGGCGCCTGTAACCAACAGGTGAGGGGTGCGACCAGCCATTAGCGAACTCTCCGGCTAGGGGCTTCTCCAGTGAACCAGGCTTTTGATCCCCATGCCGCCAAATCGACATAGTCGAGCATCATTGCCGAGGCTTCGGACTGAACCCTGTAGAGATTAACGGCGATACGGCGCAAGCAGCCTTTGGTTACTCGGTTTAAGTCTTCCAAAAGATCATCACCGAACTTCAGATCGGGATAACTTTCACCGGCGAGTTGACGGACGTCCTCAAGAGTCGCGGGTTGGGCAGGCACCCACTCCAGCACACGGTTATGCAGGCGTTCCAGGCGCTGTAGAGATGATGGAACACGCTCTTCGCCGATCAGGACAATCGTGCCCTCACTCGCGTTGTAGATATCGGTCAACACGTTGGCTGCCGCCTTGTCGAGCAGGTATTGCACATCGTCCACAATCAGCGGACGGCGTGAGGCTGAGAGTTGGATCGCGATCTGATCCACCATTTCGGAAAGGGTACGTCCCGGCAGAATGCTCATATCGCGAAGAATGGCGAGCAAGAATGCTTTCTTGCTCCAAGTGTCGCGGCATTCGGTGTAGTAACAACGATGCTGATTGGCTGCAAAGGCCGCTGCTGCGCTCTTGCCGTAACCGCTTGGACCGTACATGGCGACAAGCCCTGGAAGGCCCACAGGTCTTGCCTGAGCGCGTTTCATCGCGCCGGAAAGCAACCCGACATTTGTCAAAGGAACAATCTTGGTTACACTCACTGTGCTTCTCCTATCTAGTCTGGCGTGCTGCAACACGCCGACTTCCTTTAGGCGGGGTGTTGTTATCCCGCGTGTTGTTGAAATACTTCTTGCATCGCAGTGAAATCCGGGTGGCTTGGGTAACGCTCATGCCACCTGGCTTCTTCCGGGGTAAGTTCTTCCCCAATCGTTTTTTTCTTATCTAATTGAATCCAAAGCCTGTATCGCGCTACGTCGTCGCCAGGGATTTCGAACTTCGGACGCTGCTGCTCCAGGGACTTCGCGTAATCTCTCGCCTCTTCCAATGCCTCTACAGAAAGGTTTGCGGACGGCGCGGTAGTGGGTGCGATCATTTCCACTCGGTGTCCGGTCAGTGTCTCCACCTTGTCTACAGCGCGTTTGAATTGGCCTTGCTGTCTCTTCTCTCGGGCCATCTCAAGCATGGTTCGCGGCATGTAATCCGTGCTGTTTCCATCAAGCTGGGCGGCACCGATCAGTTCTCCGTCTAACGTGTATGCCCAGACCTGGCTAGCATCTCTAACGTCGTAGGCAATACGTATTTCTTGGTCGTGCAAGGCCGTTAGATCAGTCGAAAAATATGTGTTGCCTGCCCATGCGATCTCGCCACGCCGAGTCCTGCGAAGGGTCTGCGGACGCATGAGCGATTCAACCAGCGAGTCGGGCGCGGTCATGGCTTCCCAACCCTCGTCAATTGCGGATTGCCAAGCCTCATTCGGGGTCATATGCCGCATGACGCCATTTTCTGGATCGCGAAACTTTGGAAGGCCGCGATGGGGTGTGCTGTTGTAGGTTGCGATCTCGTACTCAACGCCAGACATGAACTCGCCGAACGTAGGCAAGACACGGCTTTTCCCGGTTTCGCGCAGTTCCTTCCGGCCTATGCGATGTATGCGAGTACCCGCATGCTTATCCATGTCAGCCCCGATGTAGCTGGTCAGTTTCTTGGCTGAACGCACCCAAATGGTCTGATGCCCGCGCTCAGAGAGTCCCCGAGCCTGACTGTTGTAGGGCAGCGAGTGGGTCATCGTGCCGCCCAAGCGGTCTACGACTTCGCGCACGGTGTCGTTGTCGAAACCTGAGCCGTTGTCCACATAGAAAATATTGAACATGCAATCGCGAACGGCATCCCTTAGGGCATCCAAAACCCCAATTGCGGATTCGGATTCGCCGACCGAGACACCAACAACTTTGCGAGTTGCGACGTCTAACACCGTCGTAATTTCAGGCCGGTAGGGCTTGCCCGTAATTGGGTTGATGACCTCAGCGTCAAATTTGTGGCCGTCAGCTGTGTACACGTCACCGGGATAAAGATTCTTTGTTGACCGGCGGCGAAACGGTTGCAGCGACTTGAGTTCTTGAGGACTCATGCGTCCTCGGTTTAAAGCTTCGGGCGACAGTTTTTTCAGCATGCGCTGAACCGAATGAATGCTTGGAGGAGTGCCAGTGAAACTGGAAGCAAACTCCGCGTAACTGGCTGCCATGGACGGTTTTGTTGGGCGCTGATAGCAACGGAGGAATGCTGGTAGCCAGTCGGGCATCCCAAGATTTGCCCGTTGGCGCAGCGGAGCCAAAGCTCCTTCATCTCGTCCAGCCGTTCGCCAGGTAGAAAGCCAGCGTTTCAACGTGCGCTCGGACAATCCTCGTTCACCCGTCAGGCGATCGTTTGCGACTTCTATACGATCCATTAGGTATGTAGAAAGTGTTCCCGCCTTCGCACCCTGGATAAGCGCTTCTATGGCTGCACGCTGTGATACGGCCCCCATCATTCGTTCAATTTCCCGACAAAACGCCAAGCGTGCGGCCATTACCTGACGCTGTTTGTCATTGAGTCCTGCTGTACCAGCCGACGGCGATTGCTCGCCCTCAAAGTGGGCAACATGGGTGTTAACTTCACTTGGAGCGGAGACCGCTTTCTCCAACAGTGCGGCTTGGGTTTCGGCCGGGAAAATGGCTATTGGATACTCAACGGCCTTTGAGCCATCGCGCTTGCGACCTTGCCAATCGGCCTTGGCGCGAATCTGGATTGCCCGAGTTGTTTTAGGCATCCCCGGCAATCCCGCAAGTTCTTGCGCGGTGTACCAGCCAAGTGATTTAGTCATGAGTCATGCCTGTGATGTGTTCTTGGTAATAAAGCGTTAGACTTCTAGTCATTTTCCGAAGCCGAATCGGAGCGGCTTGATCGGCGGAGAGGTGTTCCGTCTTCGGCCCAGCGGTCTGGCCAGATCTGATAAGGCTTCATGCCAAGAGCCCTGGCGATTGCTGACTCCATCCTTGGGTAAGGCAAGCGCTTCACGTTGTGAAGTGCATTCCTTTCAACCTCAAGCTTGCGAGCCAAGTCGGATAGCGATGTGCCGTGAGTACGCAGTTGGAACTTGATCCACTCCCAACGCATCGCGGAGTCTTTCGGGATTTCGTTATCTGTTGTCATTTTCTGGGTTCCAGTGCCACTTGAAATAGTGGTTTTTTAAGGGGGTCTAACGTTCCCTTGTGAATAAGCTAGCCGTTTTCCGTTAGATCATCAACAGGAAACCGAAGATTTCGTTTCGGTTTTTCGTGGGATTGTTGGTCGAATTCGGCTATCTGTTTGTTTTTTATGGTTTTTTTCAGAAAGCGGAATTTCGTTTTGCCGATAAATGGCATTTCGCTTTCTCGGTCTAGGAAAACGAAATGCCAGACAGCGAGATCGAGAAATACGCAAAAGGCCTCTCGGAGCGAATCCGGGCCTGCGCTAGTGCGGTGGGCAATGGGGAAGAGCTCTCGCGACGTACGGGCATTCCGCGTAGCACGTTGGAGTCATATCTGACCGGCGACAGCGAGCCGAAGGTTTCTCGGCTTGTGGCGATTGCACAGGCTGCACAGGCAAATATCGGATGGCTCGCGACTGGCGAGGGAGAGATGGTGCCGACTGGCGCGCAGGCTGGGGCTCAAGACGATAGCTACGCCTACATCCCTCTCTACGATGCGAGAGTTAGCCAGGGGCATGGTGCGTGGAACGAGGGTGTGAGGGTTCTGACCATGCTGGCCTTTACCAAGTACAGTCTTCGGCGGAAAGGGCTCAATCCGGCGGAGCTGGCGGCTGTGCGCGTTGATGGAGACTCAAACGAGCCTATTCTGAGTGACGGCGATACCGTGATGGTCGACCTCAGTAGAAATGTCCTTCAAGGAGAGGCCTTCTATGTGATCAGGATTGACGACCTGCTATATGCGAAGCGCCTACAGCGAGAGTTTGACGGCAGTATCCTGGTGATCAGCGCTAACCCGGCATACAAGATGATCACTGTGCCCCAGAGCAGCTTGGACTCACTCCAGATCATTGGGCGTGTGGTGTGGGCTGGGGGCTGGATGATCTAGTGCCAAATGCACCGCTTCAAGAATGGCCGTTTTGCTAAAACGGGGGAAATTGGCTCAATTTCCCCCGTGCGCCTCTTTGGCCCTGTTTTTTCGCTAGACCTCCTCTGAAGCCCGCGCCTTTCCTGCGTTTTCCAGTTTCTTCCCTCTTCTTCCCACCTGTTTCCTTTAGTGCCATCTAGAACGCTAACTCACA